CGCTGCGTAGAATGGGCTTTGAGTGTTGGACCAGACTTGACGACACAACAGGCATCCCTGATATCCGTTATTACTGGAGCGATGACAGGCAGTTTCGCCATTTGGATGAACGCAGAACGCTCAAACGAGAAAGAGGTAGACAGATGATTTCATTTATGATAAAATACCTTAAACGTATTTGGTGTGCAATATTAAACAAAAAATGCCACGAAGAATGTGACTGCACCGTAAAGAAAGATTAATATGCTTGGAACGCTACTTAGTTCTGTATCAAGTTTAGCATCGTCCTACATCGAAGGCAAGACAGCCATACAAAAGGCTGAAGCCACGATTAGGATGAAAGAAGCAACAGGTGAGATAGACTGGGACTTAGCTGCTATGAGGGCATCTCAAGGCTCGTGGAAAGACGAATGGCTGACTTTACTTTTCAGTATTCCTCTAGTACTGAGCTTCATGGGAGAATGGGGCAGGGGCATAGTAGCAGACGGCTTTACGGCTTTGGCAGGTATGCCTCAGTGGTATCAGATTGCGTTAGGAGCTATCGTATCTGCGAGTTTTGCCACACGGTCTGCTAGTAAGTTATTTAATATGAGGAAGAAATAATGGGAAAAGTTTTATCTATATCACAAGAAAACGCAATCTTTAAAGCTAAACCACAAGCCGTAGGTGGTGACATGTCAGGACCTTCTTGGTCATCCTTGGCAAAGAAGTATGGAGTATCTGTAGGAACAGTACAGCGTGGATGGGCAAATGCTAACCTAAGAGATAAGGGCAAAAATAAAGGTGGCATGATAAGAAAAAAGAAGAAGAAGTGAACAAACAAGCTATACTTACCCACTGCTGTATGTTCGTGTTTGGTTGCATAGTAGTAGCTGTAATATTTTAAAATGGCAAAGTGGAGTATCCCAATGTATAAATTATCAAGTAAAAGTCTAGGAAAGCTAGAAGGTGTCAATCCTGTATTAGTGGATACTGTAAAACGTGCCATTGAATTGACCAAAGTGGACTTTGGAGTTATCTATGGAGTCCGTTCCCTAGAAACGCAGAAGAAGCTTTTTGAATCTGGCCGCTCACAGACGATGAAGTCAAAACACCTTATACAACCTGACGGCACAGCACACGCTGTGGATCTCATGGCGTATGATGGCAGTGACCCAAGTTGGGAAATCGTAATGTATGATGATATTGCAGATGCCATGAAAGCCGCAGCAAAAGAAACAGGCGCAAAAATACGTTGGGGCGCGGCATGGAACATAGATAGCATAACAGATTGGGAAAGACCAATGGAAGATGCTATGAATAACTATATAGACGTAAGAAGAAATCAAGGACGTAGACCGTTTATTGATGGACCTCACTTTGAATTGAACTAATATGGCAACAGGCGCACCAAAAACAGTTAAGATTCCTGCTAAAAGACCTGCCTTTATGTCTGAAGACAAGAAGACAGGCAAGGTAGAGAAGAGTAATAAGTTCCTGAATTTTGTTGATGGGGTAAAAAAGTCTTTTGCAGGGGGTCTAGGTGACCCACACTTTAAAGTTGGTGGTGGGAGATTAGACGCTGACAAGAATATGATTAAAAAAGGTGGGTTCGGACTAAAATTTACCTACGAGTTTCCTAAAAAATGACCAAGAAAGACCCAAGATTAGCTAGAGCAGGAGTGGCAGGGTTCAATAAAGCCAAAAGAACACCAGGACATCCTACTAAATCACACATTGTGGTGGCTAAATCAGGGGACAAGATTAAAACTATACGGTTTGGTCAGCAGGGTAAGAAGGTTGGGCAGGTAAAAGGCACAGCAGGTGCGCCAAAGAAGGGCGAATCGCAGACAATGAAGAATAAACGTAAGAGTTTTAAGGCTCGACACGCTAAAAATATTGCAAGAGGTCCAATGTCGGCAGCATATTGGGCAGATAAGGTAAAATGGTGAGGCTATGCCACTAACAAACAAGGGCAAAAAGATAATGAAGTCCATGAAGAAGCAATATGGCAAGAACGAGGGCGAAAAAGTCTTTTATTCCTCACGCAACAAAGGTACGATAAAGGGAGTCGAAAGAGCAAACAAGGGTAAATTAATGAGAGGCAAGAATAAAAAGCCTGATTTTATTGTTATGATTGCTATTGGTGAAAAGAAGAAGAAAAAGAAATGAGCAACAGCATTATTGAAACAAACTTTGGCAAGAAAGTTGACCTACAAAGAATATCAAAAGGATCAGCATCGCTAGTCACTAGGGTTGGTGCTTTCTATGTATTCTCTTTACGACTATCAGCAGATGATATTAGAGAATACTCCTTTACAAACAGAGATCGTGCTGTATCTATGCGCTCTGTTTTGATAAGTCATCTCGCTCAGAAGATGCAACTAGATACAAAGAAGAAAGTAATTTAAAAAAGGGTAACGAGTGGCGTTTTTACAGAGTAACATCCCATA